CAGCAGTTCTGTTAAAATGCTCGGCAATTCTGACGATAAAGTTAACATTGGTTGATAAAGACCCAGTTCCTAACGCATTGTTAGAAGGATCATTTGATATACCCATGATTCTCAGTTGAGCTGTACCAGTAGCCATAGTGCCACTAATTTTCACTCCTGAAACGCCTGTTATTGAAGATCCAGCAGCATAAACGATATCGCCATTCAAACCAACATCGGTTTGAGTAACGCTACCTGTAGCAGCGGACTGTACTTCAAATAAGACATCAGGGTCGTCGACAACGGCTGCTTTGCAGTCGCTGGTTGCTGTCAATGTAGTCCAAACAGGAGAGAAAATTTTGTCTCCATTTGAATCTGTATAATGACAGCCTTGAAAGACTCCTAGTAATAAATCGCCAGCAGCAGCAACGGCAATGCCGCCTGTGTTGACCATTTTAACTGGGTCGCCTGTATAAATAGTTCCAGTTGTTCCTGTAAGAATGTCGTACTCTGTTGTTCCTGTAGAATTAACAGCCGAGCCTAACTTTCCAATAGGTTTTAAACCGAAAGGTGCATTTACATTCGCCATAATATTTACCTTTTTTTAAAAAGTTTTATTTAGATGAAATCAGATTAATCTCTGTTTCCACCACCAAAAGTTACGCTTGTAGATCTCTGAGGTTTTAACATCGGAGAACTAGGGTCGGATTCCTTCATTAAATCATTGTCAACTGCATCTTGCTGCAATTGTGCACGTTCTGTGAAATAGGCGTTTCTTTCGTCACGTGTTTCATTAGGAATCTTTGCCAACAGCAAACCACCCACGGCTACTACTCCAGCGTGCTTTCCATCGTCCATAGTTGGAAGTTCGAAATCTCCTATTTCTTCGGAACGTACGAGTTCAAAACCCTCACGCATCCTAGACATAACATTCTTTCTATCTTCTTCACCAACGAGTTCAGCTCTTATCCACCTGTAGGTATATCCTTCAGGCGCTGGAGGCGTATCCAACATAGATGGGGGACGCCAAGGTTTGCGAGCAGTATCTTTAGCTCGAGTTTCTGCAGAACGCGGAGTTCTGTTATTTTCTTCTATTTTTTTCTCATCAGTCATAATAATTTACCTTTTAATGTACTTAGCATATTCACTAAGCGGCACATTTAAACGTTTTGCCATTTGAACTTCGCTTGCGCTAAGTTTGACTTGACGTTTGCGCCCAGAACTATCACTCCTTCCAGCTGGTGCAACATTCTGTTGCATTTTGCTATTAGAATTGACTTCATCACCTGTTGAGAATTTGTGAGGAAATTCAGTTCTGATACGTTTATCTATCTCATCATAATATGTAGAATCAGAAGTGTCAAAGCCCTCTTCCTCAATTAATTTACGATGAATGTTAAAAGCAGCTAAAGTCATTGTTTCATCTTGACCAAACCACTCGTTCTTATCAGCCCATTGCTCAGCTTCAGGATCAGGCTTAGCTTGTTGCTGAGCCATTTGTTGTTGCTGTTGTTGCATGGGTTGTTGATATGTTTGATAGTTATTTGGTTGTGCTTGTTCTACAACAGGCTTACTGTTGGCTAACTTACTTTCTTCAACCGTTATCTTATCTAAAATACCTTGGGCCTTTGTTACCTTGTCCCAATCTTGTTCTTGGTAAGCACTTTTTAAAACTGCATTAGCTTGCGCTCTTTGAGATGTTAATCTGTTCTGAGCTTCAGATAAATAATTTTTATTTGCTTGAGTGCTACTTTGTTTTAAATTTTGATTTTCTGCTTGTAAAGCTTGAGCATATTCATAAGCAGAATTAGCTGCTCTTTCTTGCTCTCGCATTTTTTTAGTAAGTGTAGCTATTCTTTTTTGAACGCCTTTAGAATAATCTTCTAGTTCGTCTTCTTTCTTAACTTGCTTATCTTCTTCAACAGAAACATCTTCTACAGCAGCTAAAGCTTCTTTATCTTCGGAAACTTCTTCTGCTTCTAATTCAACAATTTCTCCATCTTCTATGGGTTGTTGTAGTTCTTCATTCATTTCAGGTTCTGGCATGAGTCCTCCTCACGTTATGCGCTGACAATATCATCGGGATCATCAATGGTCGCGATAATTTCGTCATCGTTTATAATACGGCATTCTGCGTCGTCACCAAGTTTAAACCTAGCTCCTGCATATCTACCAATTAATACCCAATCTCCTTTTTGACACCAAGGAGTCTCTCCAAATTTATTTTTATCTGCGTAACACAAAGGACCCATCTTAACAACGTAAGAAACTACAGTTGCTAGAGATTCTCTATCAACAGTTTCTTTTATTAACTGAATACCACCTTCAGTAACGCCTTTGCCCTTATATGGCAATATAAGAATCCTCCACCCAGTAGGTTGAGGCATACGCTCTAAAAATGATTTATCGAGCAAGGAAGGATCCAATACTCTTTTGGTTGCTTCTGTGTAAGCATTTTCAACTTCTTTAACCGTTTCGGGTTTTTGATCTTCTAGTTGTTGTTTTTTTTGTTGTAGATCTTTTTCTACTGATTTTGCGACATGTTCAGGAACTATTACCTTGCTCATCGTTTTCTATTACCTTATTTAGCAATTCTCTAAGTTCAGATTCTAGGTCGGCGAGAGAATTGTAGCGCCCACGTAGATAATGATATTCTTCAACATCCTTAGTACCATTCATAATAGATACTTGGATATCTTCTTTCTTTTCACCAATTCTTTTTTTCAGCTGTTCAGACAGCCAAAGAATTGACATCTAATATATACCAGAAAACTTACCACCAAACTCAGCAGCACCCATACCTTTAGCTTTCCCTTTCCCCATTCCTGGAGTAGAAGAAGCAGTAGTTTTTTTAGGGGCCTCTGAAACAGCTTTAAATGGCACAGTACCCTTGTTAGAGTAACTTTGTTTTCCTTTTAATACTTTTACGTTTTTCATATAGTGTACCTTACAGACCTTTTAAGCCAATATCAATTAATTTTAATTCTTTTTGTTGATCCATTCTATCTCTAGTAGTGTCATCTTTTAACTCAGCTATATCTTTTTGTGCTTGTATTCTTTCTACATCAATTTTATCTTGACGTAATTTTTCTTCCATACGTAATTTTTCTTTAGATTCAAACTGTTGTTGATCTTGTGATAGCTCTTGGCCTTTTAAAGCAAGCTCTTGTTTTCTAATAGTAACAAGTGGATCTTCTTGCGGTGGTGCTGATACTTGTTGAGCAAATTGCTGCATAAGTTCAGACATAATCGGAGAACTAAATTGCGCTAACATAGCCTGAGCCTGCTGCATTAAAGGAGCAGCTTCTTCAGGAGGCATCTGTTGAGCTTGTTGTTGCATCTGTTGATACTGTTGCATAGCTTCAGGTGGCATTTGTTGTTGTGCAAGTGCATCTGCTTTTAATTGTAAATGCTGCATAATGTGTGAATGTATATTACCTTGAATCTGAGCATTCATTTGCACAGGACTCATGTTTAGTAAAGATACATGAGTTGCTATATGTGCATCATGGTCTTGTTCTGGAAAGGCTTGCGCTGGACCACCCATCATTAATCCACTATTTTCCATGCCAGATTCCATAGGTTTAGGAGTTGTGTCAGGTGGTGGCATAAGTAATTGATCTATATTGTCTGCACCTAAAGCAGCATACATTCTTTTGTATGCTTCGTAAGTTCCACCAGGGCCATGTATTTCTGGATTAGATTGCACTAATTGCATCATTTCTTGAGCCATTACAATACGTTGGCTAGTAGAAAATATGTCTGGGTTACTAACTGGGAATATATCTACCCTGTCATCAAAGTCTTGTTGTTTAACCTGCATATTGCCACCTGATACCGCATAAGGATAAACAGGAGGTAAGCTATCTTTAAATATAGTAGCGAGTAATCTAAATTCTTTCTTTTGACCGTTATGTAATCTTTTGTGTATAGCTGATAATACTTTGCTTGATTTTTCCATCAAGGCTAATGTAGTTCCAACTGGGGCTTGCGAGTTACCTTCGCCAACATTAGTATCTGCTATAGAGGCAAACTTTTGACCAGATTGCACTAATAGACCTAACAAACTAAGTAAAGTTCCACTAGGTTCTTTGAATGGTAATGGTTGTATTGCATCTCTAAGTGAGCCTGCTGGTGCATCTACATCTCTAAATTCACCTGGTTGGATTGGCTGATCTTCATCTCTAATTCTAATACCTCTAGTTTTAAAACCAGCAGGTAAATTAGCCAGAGTACCAGCGTCAATTAACTGTCGCATAATAGATGTGGAAGCTTTAGATAAGCCACCAATCATGTGTGTTAGACCAAAGCCGTAGAAACCTAAACCTGGCAAGAATTTAAAATGCACAAAGTATTCGGTCTTTTTCTTTATCGGATCTTCTTCTTTGAAGTTACGTCTAACAGCTAATATGTTCTCACTATTAGAGTCTATAGTTACTATATAAGGCAACTTAACTCCACTAGGCTCGCCGTCTTGACCCATATCCTCAAAGCCTTCTAGATCTAAATTACAATGAACTTCATATAAAATAGATACTTCACCATCATCATAACTAGGCTCCATACCTTCTAATTTTTCTTTTTCTGATTGTACATCTGAAGTAATATTAACGTTAGTTCCAGACTCTACATTTACATTTTTGTAAAAACCAATAGCCTGTAGCTTTCTTACATCATTCTCTGGCATCTTAACAACGTGAGTAATTCTAGAACAAGTCTCTAAATCAGTTGTGTAGTAAGGCACGATTAAATCTTCTGGTGCTACAAATTTTGATACAGGTCTACCTAATGTTTCATCATAGTAAACTTTCTTAAACGCAGACCCTGCAAGTGGTAAGTAAAAAAGCATTTGGTCAAGTTCTTCGTCATACTCTTCCATAACATGAAGAATTTGATAATTCATAAACTCTTTGACTCTTTGCGCTTGTTCTTCAACTAATCCATCATAAGCACCAATTACTTGTGTTTTGACTGGTCCGCCTGCTGGTAATAATTCTTTGTATGCTTGTGCTTGGAACTGAGTAACGGATTCGCCTAGCAATGGGTGAATAACACCTGAAGCGCCTGCAAAGGGTTCAGATCTATTTTCATCAAATTTCATGCCTAAATATTTAAGGCCATCGGTGTAAGTGTTTTCCCAATCTTGTCTAGATGATTTATCGCTTTCAATAGCTGCTACTAGCTCAATGTATATAGTAGATAACTCTTGATCTGATATAACTTCAGCTAGGTTTTCTGCAAAGCCTACTTCTGGAGCCATTGCTTCTTCTGGGCCTAGTATTGCAGAGCCGTCCGCTTGCATCTGCACATTCTCTTCGCCCTCGCCCATAGCTTCTAACACATCAATAATTTGAGAATCAACGTTATCTTGAGTTTTCGTTGTATCTATTACTTCTTCTGGAAATTGTTTTTCTATTGCCATTTTATAATCTCATCAATAATACGCCCTAAGAGGTCTTTGCCTTTCCTGATCTTCGTAATCGTTTGCTAAAGAAACAAAACCACCTTCACGAAAACGCATTAGGGCTTGAGTCATAGTATCGCATAAATCATCATTAGCACCAAATGGAAATGATGCACATTCTTCTATCATATCTTCTGCAAAGGTTTTATTAGGTGCATATACCATTCCTGACTCAAAAATAGGCGCAACTGAGTGCATTCTAGAGTGTTTATCATGGCCTCTAGTTGGTGAATAATTAACTACAGGAATACCTATTCGCCGTAGTTCTTGGGTAAGTGGAGTACCAGATGCCTTGGCTTCAATTAAAACCATGTCACATTCCCAATAAGTATACTCACGCATAGCTATTTCTTTTAGCTCAGGAAAATCCCAACGACCTTTCTGACAATCAAGCAATATTAAACAATCAGGAGAATCTTCTGATGGTTTAAAGACTCCCCATGTAGATATAGCAGAGAAATCAGCAGTTTGACTTTTAGAAAATGCAGTATCGTAAGATTGCATAATGTATTTAACAGGAGGTATGCTTTTGTGTTTCCAGCGTTTCCACCAGTCTCTTTTAATAATAGCACCTTCTTCAGCAGTAGGGTTCTGCATCCACTGAGCATTCCATTTAATTCCAGGAATAGAAGATTTAACCTTTAATAATTCATCTTTGGGCCAGAACTCAGGCCACAAAGGATTGTCGGTTTCAGGGAAAATAGCAGGAAACTCTATCATTTCCCATTGATCTGCTAAAGGTTCTTTTTGAGATTCTAATAATTTGGCTGTTAAATCTATAGATGACCAACGCGTCATTACTAATACTATAGCTCCACCAGGCTGTAAACGCTGTCTAGGACCAGATGTGTACCATTCCCAGGCAGATTCTAGTGCATTGGGACTCATTGCATCTTGTTCTGAATGCGGGTCATCGATAATAAGTAAATCCGCACCACGACCAGTAACAGCACCACCAACACCAGCAGCAAAGTATTCGCCGCCTTTATTGGTTTCCCAACGTCCTGCTGATTTGTTATCGGCTTGGAGCTTAACTTCAGGAAATACATCTTTGTATTCTTTTTGATCCATCAAGTTTCTGACCTTACGACCGAATCGTACGGCAAGTTCACCTGTGTGAGTTGTTTGCATAATCTTCATCTTAGGCTTCTTGCCCATAATAAAAGATGGAAAGAAAGTAGATGCAAATTCTGATTTGGTATGACGAGGTGGCATGTTAACAATCAAACGTTTAATCTCGCCTGTTGCTACCTTGTTAAGTTTTTCTGCAAATATTTTGTGATGACGACCACATATAAATTCTGGCCACATGTGTTCCACGTAGAACAAAAAATCATCTTGACATCTAGCTTGAGTTTCAAAGCCGTCAAGCTTTTCTTTGAGCATCAGAGCTTCTTTGAGTTCTGTCTCAGTTAACTTTGAGAAGTTCATTGCTTTTTGTTAATTGCTTCTTGTACCTTAACTGCTTCGTCTTTTATTCTTTTAACTGCTTGTTGCGCAGCAGCTCTTTCGTTGGGGTCAATATTTTCAGTAAGTTTTATCTGTCTATTGAAATCTATTCTTAACTTTTCGTATATTTCTTTTAATTTTTTTAAAGGCATTTTATTGTAAGGAAGTGCCATTCCCATTATGCCACTAGTATCAGCAGCCATTTGTTGAGCTTCTTGTAAATAGTTTCTTGGCATCACCCCACCATACTCACCAATCTCCATCATAAATTCTGGAGGTGCTTGAGTGGGTTGCGTGTTGTTAAGCAGCCTTGAGTTTATGTCTGCTATAGATTCTACGTTAGGTAGTTCTGCCATTTTTATCTAGCAAATCTACCAAACATCATACTTTCTGGTCCTTGCGTTCTTAGCACGTCTCTAGTTATTTGATTGCCTCTCATTGGCTGTTTAAGTTGTTGTGGAGGCATTTGACCAAAACGATTTCCACCGCCGCCAAAGCCCATTCCTGGGAACATACCGCCTAAGCCGCCACCTTGAAATGGATTACGTCCACCGCCAAACTGGTCAAAGCCGCCACGTCCGCCACCAAATCTGCCGCCGAATGGATTTCCACCCATACCACCGCCAAATCTTCCACCGCCGCCGAAGCCTCCTCCGAAGCCTCCGCCATACATAGGTGGTCTAATAAAACCGCCACCGCCGCCGAACATTGGAGGTCTACCGAATCCACCGCCGCCACCAAAGTTGCCGCCGAATCCACCGCCTCCAAACATAGGTGGTCTGCCGAAGCCGCCACCATATCCTCCACCACCAAACATGGGTGGTTGAGGTCTAAAACCGCCGCCAAAGCCACCACCAAACATAGGAGGTTGTGGCATAAAGCCACCGCCAAACTGAGGAGGTCTAGGTCTAAATAAAGGGGGTGGTCTGCCAAAGCCAGGTCTTTGAGGTGGTTGTATAGTTGGCATATACGGTTTAGATACTGGTCGTTGATATGGGAGATTGTTGTCTCGCAGTTGTTGTTGATCTGTATAATAGTTACTATTACGGATTATAGGTCTAGCTAGACGATCTTGAGGTGGTTGTACAGGTTGAGGCATACCAAAACTAGGTTTTGGTAAGAAGTCATTACCACCTAATATTGGAGCTACAGGTCTGCCCATGCTTCCAGGGCCATCATTTACAGGCATAGGCTGTTTCATGCCACTTCCTGGCGTTGTAATTGGTGGTGTAAATGATATTGGATTCTCATTACCCATGCTAGGTATTCTAGGATCTTGACCTATTTGCCCTATAGAAGTTATACCGCCTTGTTGTAGTGGCATCTGCGGCATATTATTACCACGCATTTGTTGCGGCATACCTTGTTGTTGCTGCATTTGTTGCGGCGGTCCTGGATTGTAATACATATTTTGCATCATTAGCTCATCTCCTGTAGCTCATTAGCTATTGGGTCTTGTTGGCCTTGTTGCATTTGTTGCATGACCATTGTAAATAAATCTTCTATGTCTTCGTCATCAAGACCTTGTTCTTTCAAGAAATCTATAATCTCTTGTTCGCCAATGCCTTGTTGCACCATTTGCATTACAGCCATCACTAGCTGTTCTATCATTTTAGTTTGTGGGGCAATGCTTTGTATTTCAGCCATAGCATCTTCTTCGCTCATTTGCATGCCAGCAAGCTCATCATCTATAGCTTCGCCGCCTTCTGCCATACCTTTAACTTTATTTGAATTAAATTGATTAGTATATTCATTTTTAAGTTGAAGCCTTTGAGCCATCATTTGTTGTATTTCTTGTAACTTAGCTGCTGCTTGTTCTTCAAACCCACCTTCTACAGCACCATGATATTCTTTAAATTGACTAGCTATTTCTTTTTCAAGTAGGTATATTTTTTTTTCATAATCTTCAGGAGTCCCTGGCTTCATATCTCTACTAAAATCTATATTATCTCTATAATCAGGTTTTTCTAAATACATATTTTGTATTACTTCATCGCCTTGTGCATATACGCCTCTACCTTTTAAGATATCAGCTTGAGTAACTTTGCCGTCGCCTGTTAAATCTGGGAAAGGTGTACCGCCACCTGCCATCATTTGTCTGCCCATGTTTGGCATGGTTTTACCGCTTTGCCCAAGTATTGTTTTTATAACAACTTCAGGAGAGTTCCCTGATGCCAGCATTTGTTTGATTAAGTTTCTGTCCATATCGGATATGGTTTTACCTTGTTCCTGTAACATTCTTGCTATCTGCATATCAACAGGCATTTGCCCATCTTCAGAAATTCTAAGGTTTTCTATTCCTTTTTGAAATCTATTCATAATTTATCTTCCTTTCCCCATTCTAACAGTTCCACGACTCTTTGGTCTAGCACCTGCAAAAATCATATCTCTAGGTTTTTTCTTTGGCTTAGGCTTAGGTTTTGGTTTTGGCTTAGGTTTAGAAATTAATAATGGTGGCCCTTCTCCTCCACCATAATCTATACCTCCGCCACCAGGGACAACTCTTCTTTGAGGAGGTAGTCTGCCTATTGATGGTGGCATTGGTGGTCTTTTGTTTCTTGGAGGCAGTTGCTCTATAAAAGTTTGTGGTGGTATAGATTTTGGTGGATTAGGCAATCTTGGCATGCCAAAATCTATACCGTTAAATCCTCCGCCAGTTTCATCAAAGTCTTTGCTGCCACCTTTGTATTGGATATCATCGCCATATTCGCCCATATCTATTTCACCTACATCAATATCTAAATCAGCAAAAGGTATGTAAGGATTTATATCATCTGGCGTAAGCGCATTTATTTTATCTATATCAACTTGAAAATCTAATACTGGATCACCAGCTTCTTCTTCAGCCTCTTCTCTATAATCCATGTTGTATTTGCCTCTTGGGTCAAATAATTCCATGCCGCCTGGTGGCACGCCTGCACCTGGGTCTGGGTCTGGTAATCCTGGATCTGGGTCTGTAACTGTGTCGCCTTGATCTTGTAGTGCAGCTATCTGTGCTTGTAAATCAGCAATAGTTTGATCTCTTTCGCTTACTTGACCTTGATATTGGGTGCTTTGGCCTGTTAATTCATCTAATTGAGCTTGATAATCACCAGCTTGAGCGTCAAGTGCCTGGGCTTGCGCATCAGCAGCCTCAGCTCGAATGGTGTCTTGTTGCGCAATAGCATCATCTCTTTCGGCTATAGCTGAGTCTCTAGCACCAGTAAGGCTATCTATTTCGCCTTGAAGATCGCCAATAGTACCTTCTAGGCCGCCAACAATGCTTTCACGCTCTGTAAGCAGTTGTTGTTTCAAACCTTCTAAGGCTTGCACCTGCTCTTCAGCAGCTTGCGCTCTTATATTGTCTTGCTCAGCAACAGCTTGGTCACGTTCAGCCATAGCAGCTTCTTGTGCTGCTTGAACTTCTTGGAGCTGACCTTCAAGTTCAGCTTGCTTAGCTTGCATATCGCCACGCTCTGAGCCAAACTCTTGCTCCATTTGAGCGACAATTTGCTCACGTTGAGCAGTTAATTCTTGTTGTTGTGCTTCTAATTCAGCGACTCGCTGTTGATCGCCAGCTGCAATAGCTTCTTGCTTGGATGCTTCTAAATCCTGAAGCTGTTGATCTAAGCCTGAGATTTGACCTTCAAATTCTTGTCTTTGGTCAGCAGTAACTTGCTCTGCGGCAGCAACAGCATCTACGCCTTGAGCCTCTGCTTCAGCAACAGACGCTTCAAGTTGCGCAACCAACTCTGCTCTTTGTTTATCTAGGGCAGCTATCTGTTCTTCGATAGCTTGTTGGCTCATTTCATCTTGTTGTAAAAATGCAGCCTCTAATTGTTTTGTTAAATCGCTTTTAGTATTTATTAAATCATCTATGTTGCCTTGTAAACTAGCAACTCTATCGCCGAAGAATTTTTCTACGCCTGCAAGTTTTTCTCCAAATGTAGCTCCAAGTGATTCTACATCCTCAAAAGGACGAGCGTTACTTAAAACGCTGGCATTTTCATCTGCAGACAATCCTGGAAGACTCGGAGCTATTGGATCAACATCAGGTAGATTACTGGGGGCGTATCTATCGGCGTTAAAACTAAAATCGACTGGATCAAAAG